GCCCTCGTCCTCGTCAACATCGACATCGACATCGACATCCTCATCGTTGAGGTCCAGATCCTCCTCGATCTCGATCTCTTCTTTAATTTTTTCTTCTGCCATTCTTCGGGCCTCGCTAAAGTTAAAAAGAATTGATCCACCGGCCCCGGACTCGCAGAGGGCGAGGGCTGGCGCGGCGGCTTCTAATGGTAATACGTTCACGGCTACGGCTGGGGTTTCGTTGCCGATGGTCAAATTTGGATATTTGAAAAAAGGCGCTTCGGTGTTCAGTAAAGACAGCGACGACACCTGGGGCTTGTCCCAGGATGCGACCTCCACGGATCGAAACGCCCATTTCCGGGCCTTGATCTGCTGGTAAATTTCATCGGGGACGTTGTACAGGGTCGCAAAGATGGCGGCCTGGTTGTCGCCTCCGTCGAACGCCGGGGCGATGCGGTTCAGTCGCAGGAACCCGGCGGGGACGGTTTCATCGTGGTCGCTGTTCTCACTGTGATGGCGCAGGTGGACCGGGGCATAATACGCGCCGCCGGGTTGCTCCTCCAGGGCGCGATGCTTCCGCAGGGCCGCCCGCAGCCATTTTATCCCGATGGGGCGCTCGTTGCCCTTGACCCCGACCTCCTGGACCGTCCCCATTATCGGGATGTCCTTGTCGATGCCGATGTTCCAGGTTCCATCCTCGTTCTGCACCGCGTCGAAGTCGCCGCCGGGTAGCTGATTATCGCTGAAACAGATGGGCGCGTAGCTTTCGGAGTTCTTCGCATCGTAGCTCGACCAGGCCACGGCGTAGGGGTTCTCTACATCTTCTTTTTTCAGGGCTTTTACCTGCGCCTCACGGCCTGGGGGCGCCTTGAACTGCTTGGCCTGGCGGCCATCGTTGTCGTCCGGGCATCCGCTGTCGCATTTCTTCTTGGCTCCCAGGCGTTCGCGCAGGGTTTTCTTTTTCGGGGCCGGGTCGGTCGCCTCGGCCTCGGAGTATTTCTGGCAAGTCCCGCTGTCGTCTTTCCTGCTCCCCTTCGGGCATCGCTTCCGGGGGCCGCTGGGTTCGTCGTCGGGGGCTTTGCGTTCGCCGCCGCCTTCTTCTTCGTCTTTTAGGGCATCCCGCACCCTGTCCCTGTTTTCTCTTTCATCGGGGTCCGTCCACATATCGACGGCCGACAGGACCATCTCATCGTATGGGCCGCCCCCCTTTTCTTTTCTGTACTCTCTAAGGGCATCCCCTAGTTCCATCTTGGTTCTTTCGTGGTCCTCCTTAGATGAAACCGGCGAGTCGTAATGCAGGATGCGATTTTCGAGGGCTTCTTTTACGGCATCCCGCGCCGCGTCCTCGCCGCCGCCCTGGTCGCTGTCGCGGCGCGCATCATATACCTTGTCCGCGACCTCTCGCTGCATCTTGCTGAAATCTACGGGCATCCCGCCCGCCTGCTCGATGTGGCGATCCATAGTTTTATTGACAGTCTGCAACGCATCGAGGGCGGCATCGTTGTCGCCCTCGCCGTGGTACTTCGTGAAGTCCTCCACCGACCCCGCCATCCTGCCAGGGTCGATGCCTGCCTTTTCTGCCTCGATGGTGAAGTTCTCGATGGCGAGGGAGATGTCATCCATCTGCTCATCGACTCCAGGGTCGCCCGCATCATAGTTGTTATAAAGATCAGCGGCGGCCTGCGTCAGTTCCTTAGATGTGCCAGCCAGTCCGCCAGCCCCGGAGATAATAGAGCCAGGAAACCCGCCGCCAGTCGGTCCTTTTTTAGATGGCCGATCATTAACGGGCATCCTTACCCCGCCCGCGAACTTCGCCGATGCCTTGCGCCGCCTGAAAAGTTGCAATATTTTTCTCATGGTTTTAAAATACGCCCGCATCTGTAACTTGTCTATAAGGAGAAATAAAAAAATGCGCGTCCAGGTAACGAAGAAGCCCTACCCCGGGAAGATCATCCGCGACCTGTCGGATGCAGATATGACCGACATCCCGCAGATCGCGCTTGACGCATCGGAGCTTGCCAGGCAGCTACACGTTCCGCAGAAGCTCGTTGATGCCTATGTCACCAGGGGCGCGATGCATGAGGCGAAGCCGGGCGAGGTCGTCGCGGGCCTGGGGATGTGCGGCGAGGAGTTGGCGGCGTTCGCGGTGATGGGCTTTCTGATGGAAAAGAAGAAAGCGCCCTTCGTCAATGCGGGGATCGTGATGGAGCAATTAAAGCGGCTCCTGTTCGCGCATACTGCCAGCCATACGCGGGTCGTCGTGATGGCCGTGTCGTCGAACAAGAAAAAAGTACAGGTGCAGGCCGGGGAGATCCCCAAGACCCAGGTTGTACGCATGGACAAACCGGAGCTTCAAAAGTACATGACGATCATCGATGTCTCGGCGCTTTGCAGCCTCATCGAGATCGCGCTATGGACGATCCCGCTGAAATTTCCACGGGTTGAATCGTGCATCGTCGATAAATAGACGCGGATGCGCCGTTTCGAGGCCGTCCTGGGGGGTCAAAATAAACCCCTTTTTTACCTGTTTTTGTTTAACGGTTAACGGGTGGATCGGGTAATATATAGGCATGGAAAGAACGGCAACCACAACCACGGAAGGAGACAGAAGGATGAGCGAAGCAGCAAAGTATGTAGTCAGTTGGGGAACCGTAGGAGATAGCCATAGGGACGGAAGCTACGATGTCCTCTGGTATGTCGGCATTGAGGATGAAAACATTCACGAAATGGCTTTTGATACTGAACATGAGGCCACGGCAAAAGCGGAGGAACTGAACGCGAAGCAAGGCGGCGAAGGATAACCACCACTCACAGCCCAGGGCTTCGGCCCTGGGCATTTTCAACCACTCGGAAGGAGAACGGAACGATGAAGATTGCGCGAGGATATAACAACCAGGCCATCAAAGATGCAAGGATCACGGCCATCAGTTGGTGCAAGGGCGATGAGCTTTTCGAGGGGCGCGCCATCTGGCTGGGCTATCGCCCCGGAGCATCGGAGCCGCGCCACCGCATCAGCGAACGATGCGAATCTTACGCCGTCGAGGGCTTGCGCTGGAACCTGGAGACATGGGATGATGGTTCGGCGCTGTGGGTGGATATGGGAACCTGGGCGCAGCTTGACGATGCCATCGCCGCCGCGAAGTAACCAACGCCGCCACGACAGCGCGCCGGGCCTTGAGCCTGGCGCGTTTTTTTATGGGATCACGCGGCCCGCGTAGGGGTTCGGGCCGCCGCCTCGCCCGAACTTGGGATCAGGGATGGCCCCGGCGCTTCGCATCGCGGCCATCATCGCCGTGTCGCTGTCGTAGGTCGTGCCGCGCCAGCGCGACCGGATGGCCCCGTTCGGCTGTATGAGGTCCAGGCGCTCCAGCATCGACCGGGTAACTTCCACCACATCGCATCGGCAGTTGTACCCGATGGGGGTCTTGTAGACATTCCAGATGGGCGAGTCCACGGCGGCGATGAGGCCATCGCATTTTTTATGGTTCGTCCTGGTGTCGTTGTCGTTGATCGATGAGAACTCGAACGCGCCGACGATGCGGCGGATCACGGGGTCTTTTAGCTGTTGGAAGCGCCCCTCGGTGTAGGCTGTATTTAAGTTCGTCCTGTACACGACTTGCCCGTATGCCTTTGACCAGTCCCCAGTCTCTGCGATGATGTCCCGCGTTTCCGTTACGGGTACGCCCTTTTCGATGCCATCGGCGATGGCCTTCTGGACGCGCTGCGTTACCTCCAGGCTGTTCGCTTTCGCGAGGGCGAAGTTCGGGCCGTCCATGTAAATATCTTGTACCGCCAGGTAGCGCGGAACGCCGGGCGCTACGTCCTCGGCAAGCTGTGGGGTCCGGTTGACGATGTCGCGGATCGCCTCCACGAAGTCGAGGCCGGGATCGACAGGCCCGGCGGCCTTGGCGATGCGGTCAATCGGGCTGTCTGCAAACATCGTAGGGGCCATCGCGGGCGGCGCTGGCTCCCGGGCGGTGTTCAGGAACACACGGCGGCGGCCTGTAAGGTCCGACAGCGTCATCGTATGCCCTACAAGCTCCGCCAGGGCATCGACCGCGCCCTCCCGCTGATCCCAGGAGCCGCGCCCGGTCTGCAGCAGAAACTCGGCCTTGATGAGCGCCAGCATCGCCTCGTTAAAGAGCGCCGTCGAGTGATGCATCATCTCGTACATCTCGACGTTCGGCGACAATGGAAGCTGGCGCGCCATCGTTATTTCTTCTTCTTGTCGCCCAGCTTGCCAGCCGCGCCGACAATGGCATGGCCGCCAACGCCGATGCCCAGGAGCCAGGTCAGGCTCTCGATGAAACGATCCACAGGGAGATGGCCCAGGGCTGTCATCAGGGTTACGGAACCCAGGGCGAAAAGGACAAGCGTATTTTTGCGCCCGCCCAGGGCTTCAAATAATGTAGACATGATTATGACTCCTCACGGTTTGCGGCGCTCGATGCCACGGCGGACGCGCCAGCGGCCAGGGCCGCCACGCCTGCGATGATCCACGCGCCCCCGTTCGTCGGGTTCGCCGGGGCATGTTCGGCCAGGGTTTCGATGGCTGGCTGCGCGAACGCCTCGATGGGCGCTGCCTCGCCGTCCGGTCCCTTCTCGAAAAGGGACGCGCAGGAGGTCGCCATCACGGCCAGGAATAACAGGGGGATGGTCCGCTTCATTTCTTCGGTTCGCAGGCTCCACTTTTTTTATTTTTATGCTGCCCTTTCGGGCATCTCTTACGCTTGCCGCCGGGCTTGTCCTTGCTGGCCGCCTTCTTCTTTCCCCCGGCCTCGTCTTTGTGCATCTTGTCCGCCATCTCGCTTGCGGCGGCGCTCAGGCTGTCGAGCGTGGCCTGGGCTTTTTCGGCCCCCTCCTTGTCTCCGTCCCTCTCGGCGCGCCAGGCTGCATCGTCCGCATCTCTTATCCCCATCTGCAGTTCGTGCATTTCGGGGGTATACAGCCGCCCGTCCGGGTAGGTTTCGGCTTTCAGGTAGCCGCCCGCTTTTACGATCTCGACCTGTGGGGCGTATCCATCCATCGATGCCTGGTGGTCTTGCAGCAGCCCCTTGCTGATGCCCGGATCGTTCGCGGCCTCCTTGACGGCCTCATCGTATATGGCGACTCCACGGGCGAAGCTCTCCGCCGATCCGTCAAAGTCTCCGATGGTTCGCCCCTCGGTGTATGCTGAATAGGCATCATCGGCGGCTTCCGCGCCAGCGTCCAGACGCGCCAGGGCATCGCCTGAATCAATTTCATCGCCTTCTTCGGCATCGTCCTGTTCAGGCGCTGCGCCCGGCAGGTCGATGGTCAGATGCCCGCTGTCGATCATGCCCTGCATCGTGTCCCGTACCTTCTGGCGCTCGTCCTCGTCCAGCGAGTCGGGGATCAGTCGGTCGATGTCGCTTTTCTTCTTTTTACTGGCCGCGAACTTTTCCATCTCTGTTCTCCCTTCGGTTGTGGTTGTGTCATCTAACCTGGGGGAATTGTAGCCGTTTACCGTTACACCGTCAAGGGGATCGTCGCCGAACTTCGCGCCGGGGGACTCGCGGAACGGGAAGCCGCCGCCCGCTGGCTCCTCCTTCTCGATCACCTCGCCCGCGTCGATCTCCTCCTGCGTTGGCTGGGTCAGGCCCAGCTTCTCGAACGCTTCGCTGGTTTTGATCTTCATCCCGCTGTTTATGGCCTGGCTTAAGATCTGCGCGTTTGCCGCGAAGTCGTCGCGGCGTTCGGGCAGGATGGCGAATTTCGGCATCGCCGCGTCCGCCAGGCCAGCCGCTGCAAGCTGCGGGCGGTTGTTTTTCCAGAACAGACGGATGACGGTATCGCTGATGGCCTCGCTAATGTTCTGTTTGTCAAAATCGAGTATCATCCGCGAAGTCTCAGATTCTTCTACAGCCCTAGCATAAGATCCCGAACCATCGCCGCCCTGGACCCCGAACGGTAAGACAGACCCCAGGAGCAGGCCGACGATTTTTTCATCCATGTATCGGAGGAACTCCAGGAACGCCGCGCCGCTTCCGCCCTGGCCGCCATCGATGTGGGTCACTTCGTCCTCCTTGTCGATGACCCCTACATGACGGCCACGCATGGATTCGAGCATGTCGAGCATCGAGTTTCTCACGCTGTCGGAGTCGCGGCCCAGTTCGCCGGGGTTCGCGTTTAAATCGGTCTTGCCAATCAGGAGGCCGCCCGCCCATTTCTCAATTGTCTGGAGGCCACTTTTGAGAATTTCGGCGCGGGCCCAGAAGCAAAAATAACAACTTTCCAAAAGTGGCCGCCCGCCGATGCCTGTAAGCCTGTCCTCCTCGTCTAAATAGATCACCTTGATGAGCCGTTCGGCGAACTCCGGGGGGACGACCACGGGCCACGGGTCCATGAGGGGGTAGAACCTTGTTTGCACCTCGATGGACTGGCGGCCATCTTCGTGCGTGATCGTTTCGGGCGTGTAAATAAATCGCTGTTTTGATATATTTCGCAATTTCCGTGGGGTCCACCAATTACCACGGAGGCCCGCCAGGGTTACAGTCTCGCGGGTTCCCTCGGTGAAGGCGTACGCGGAGCCACGCAGGACGGATGTTGCAAGCAGGGCGCGGGCCTCGCTGAACTTGGCGATGCGGGAGAAGGCATCGGCCACTACGTCCGCCGCCCTGGTATCTTCCGGGCTGGGGTTCTTGCGGCCTGGCTGGATCTGCCACTCGCGGCCCGCTACCATGTGCATCCGTGTCTGCATGGCCTGCGCCAGCACCGGGTCGCGCCAGGCCTTCTTGATCCAGATCTCCGGGTCTTGTTCGATAGACCAGTCGGGATCGATCAGGCGGTAATACCAGCGATAGGCGTTCGACAGGGCGCGGCTGTAGAGTTCCGAGTTCGGGGATGTGCCGGTCAGCATCACGGTCATCTAATCTTCCTCCATGTACACGCCGCCATCTGATTCCTTGATTGTCGAAGGCTGCCCGCCAAAGTCGGAGGGCTTCGCTATATCTAGGATTCGCGATGCCCTCCTGTGGACGGGTATAGTTGAGATATTAACGGGTGCGGCGGTGAATGTCGATGATGGAAGTTTCACAAAGCCCCCAATCGCCATACTGAGGCAATCGACCATGTCGTCGTGGGCTGCGTTCGGAAATGCCAATAATTCCGCCTCAAGATCGGCGCGCCAGGGGGCGACAGCCGGGAACCACACGCGGCCCGCTTCCATCGCGGGTGTTGCGGCCAGGGCGCGGCTCAGTTTGTCGCGGTCTGGGCGCACCTCGCGGACGGGGATGCCCTTTTTCTTGAGCATCTGGCAGATCGCAAGCTGAAACCCGGACGATTCGACCCCGACGATGCGGGGCTTCCACTTAGCGACCCCGGCCTCGACAGTTGCGATGAGGTCCGGGCCGTCCATTCTGCGCCTCACCTGGTCAAGCATCAAAAAATGGTCCATTTTGTCTAGGCGTATTCTCATCCATGTTTGTATCACGCTGTAATCTGCGCTCGACTTCAAGCTGGCCGCCAGGTCGATAGTCTGGAAGATCAGGCCAGCGTCCGCCGGGACATCGTGCGCCACTCCCCCGCCGCGAAGCTCGATGGTCGTCTCCCCGGGGTCCGCCCATCGCCAGTACCTGAACCATTCGGACTTCAAGACCTCGCCCCCGGGCGCTGTGGGTCGCCCCTGGTACATCGCATTAAACCAATACGACCCGACGACCCCGCGAGTACGCTCCAGGGCTTCGGCGCTGTATCGTTCAGGCCATAGCGCCGCGCCGGGCTTGCGGTCCAGCGGGTCGTCGTCCCCGGCCAGGGCGGGCAGGTTGATGACTTCCCAGGGTTCGCCGCCGTCCCGGGCCTCGGCGATCAGGCGGCCCGCGATATCGTCCTCATGCCAGCGCGTCATGACGATGATGACTCGTCCGCCGGGTTCGAGGCGGGTGTATAGCGTGGAGGCGAACCAGTCGAACTGCTTATCGCGCAGGGTCGGCGACATCGCATCGGATGAGTTGCGGACCAAATCATCGCAAACACAGACATCGAAGCGCTTGCCCGTGATCGCGCCCCCGGAACCAGCGGTCAGCATCTTTCCCTTGGTCCCTTGGACCTGCCACCAGTCGGCCCGGCTGACTCGCGGGTCAGGCTGGACCCCGAACACCTGGGGGCCGTACATCGCCAGGGTGTCCCGGCATTGGCGACCCCAGCCCGCCGCGAAGTTCGCCTCGTAGCTGGTGAGCAGGACGGAAAGCTCGGGGAAGCGGCCCAGCATCCAGACGATGCCGTAATGACTCACCAGGGTTGACTTGCCATGGCCCGGCGGCATCGACACGATCAGCCGCTGGGTCTTGCCCGTGGCGATGTCCATCAGGCGTTCAGTCAGCAGGCGTAGATGCGGGGCCATCATCCAGCGGTTGTTCGTGCATAGCATCGCCAGGCCCGCCGGTGTCTCCGCCGCCAGTCGTAACCACTCGGAGCGCGTCAAGGTATCGGGCGCGCTCTCCGGTGTCGTTGAGGATAACGGTGTTGATGTTTCCATTTGTTGATGGTGTCTCTATGTTTGCTTCGAGCTTATGCACCACGGGGACATCGATGCCCATCAGACGGGCGCGGCGTTCCATGATCTTGAGTAGTCGGTCGATCTTCGAGTTCAGCCGCTTGACGCGGGCCGACTCCCGGCGGTCCTGGTCGTTGATCCGTTCCTCCTCGTCCTGGATCGACTCGCAGGCGGTCGCCGGTTCCAGGTCGTCGTCGGTCGGCCACAGGTGCGAGGCCAGGCGATCCAGTCGCCACGCCTCGACCTGGCGTAGCTCGTCGCATGGTTCCTGTAGCATGTTACGCAGGGCGCGCTGCACGACAGCCCGGGGCGAGGTGTGCCGCTTCCAGCCCAGGGCATCGGCGATGTGCTGGTAGGTATGGCCCCGGAGTCGAAGCTCGACAGCCGCCGCAGCCCGGGCGGTCATCTCCGGGTCGAGGGTTGGATTACTCACTAGCGGGCGGCCCTTCCTGCGTGGTATGCGGATGGGCTTGTCCGCGCTGGGCAGGTCGCCGCTGGCGGTCATCGCCTCCAGGTCGGCGGTCAGCGACTCCCCGGGCGCGGGGGCCTGGTCGCTGGGATTGTTCGCCGGGATGGGTTGATCGTTGTTGTTTTTTCCGTTGTTCGCGGCCATATCAGGAAGTGAAGCCCCACAGGTTCGCCGCAGCCGCATCAGCGGATGCTCCGTTGGTGACTTCGATGCTGCATGGGTTCCCCTCGGTGATCTGGATGGGGCTGCTAAATGAATGGGTGATGCCGTTGCCATCCGCGCCGATGCCGTTGTCCACATAAAAGGTCATGATGACATCGGTGTCGTCCTTAATTAGAATGGTGGTTTCCCCGCCCCCCGACATCGCATCCCACGCAGTACCGGAGAACCCGGTTATATAATGAGATTTTCCCGACTCCGCAACGTGGGTAGCTGTCGCGGTTGCGTTCGATGCTGTCGCGTCCTCCGTCCAGGTTGAGATGAACGCCGAAAGCTGCCCTTGTAGTTTTTCAAGTCCCATCGTTTTGTCCTTCTGGTTTTAGGTGTTGATCGTTGCCGAAAGAATAACCCCGACAGGCGGGGCCGTCAATGTATCCACCGAATCGCCCGGCCAGTCTCGGCCCCGCAAAGGGTTACCTTATCCCGCGCCCTGGTCATTCCGACATAGAAAAGCCGGGTCAAGCTGTCCGGGTCGTGCTGCCCCTGGCGTTCTCCTTCCAGGCTCAAGTCGGGGAATAAATACACCGAATCCGCCGCGCCGCCTTTGACGCTATGGATGGTCCCGACACATAGGCGGGGAGTCTCTCGCAAGGCGCGCCCCCCTCGCCTGTGCTGCACAGCCAGGGCCATTTTCAGCGCCCCGTTGTGATGCGAGTCCAGAATATGATCGCGGAAAAAGTCCACGCCCCCGCCCTCGATTTGAGCGACCAGGCGCTGGGCCGCTTCCATGTCGGAACCCATCAGCAGGTCTGCGATCAGGTCCAGGTTTATCACCTCCTGGGCCGCGCTCTCGTTCTTGATGATTTTTTTGATGAGGGTTTTTGACCCCTTGGGCATCCCTGTCGTTTTCACGTTCAGGATCTCCACCCATCGCCATAGCTCCCCCCATGTCCACAGGCGGGGATCTTCCCAGGTTCCAGGGTCGGGTCGGAGGTAGTTAGACAAGCGGAAGGCCGCCCCCTTATGGGGATGGATGGGGTTCCATCGCCCGTCCTTGCGCCTGTAGGGATTATGAAAGGGGATGCCCTCCTTCCTTAGAATAGACAGGAGGGGCGTAAGCATATACGCGCAGGAGGCGAGAACCATCACATCCTGGCCTTTGTCGAGATCCCCGCAGATACTCGCCAGCACCCGTTCGGGCCTCCTGTATCCCATGTTCCGCGCCAGATTGACGCTGCCGCCCTCCCGCCTGGGCTTGTATTCCTTCGCCTGTCTTGTCCTAACCTGGCTGATCCATCTGTCCGCGTAATCCTTGACGACTGAGGGCAGCCGGTAGCTTTCCCGCAAGAATTTCTTTCTATCCTCCGGGATGTCCGGTTCCAGGAAAGCGTCCGGGGTTGCGCCCCGGAACCCGTAGATGCTCTGGTCGTCGTCCCCTGCCATCACAGTCTGCCGCATGGACTTACCCCACTTGCGGACCAGTTCAAGCTCCAGGGTTGAAAAGTCCTGCACCTCGTCGAAGAACCCGACAGCGGGATGCCCGGGCGCTGCGCCTACGTCCTCCAGGGATTGCTCGATCAGGTCGGTAAAATCCATCCAGTCGTTGCCCTCTTTCCATTCCTCCCAGGCCGTGGCCGCCGTCCTCGCCTGTTCAGGCCATTGTTCACGCGGGACCATCCGGGATCTCAACAGGTGATAAGCCGCCATCGGTTTCCCGCTGATGGATTGCGCTATCGGGTCATCCCCTTCCCCCTTCTCTTTAATCATCAGGGTTGGGATCTTGGTTTTGATGTGCTTATTCCACTCCTTGATGCGGGCCGGGGTTTCCGCGAGTTCAGGCTGGCCCAGGGCGCGAAAGCAAAACGAGTGAAGCGTCCCGACCCGTTTATCCATTCCCGGGGCTGCGGTCCTGGTCGCTATCTCATGCGCCGCAGCCTTTGTAAAAGACACGATCAGAAGGTCCGAAGGCGTGTATTTTCTGAGGGCGCTTTCGGTCTGTTTTGTAAGGTAGTAAGTCTTGCCAGTCCCTGGCGGCCCAAAGACGCGAAACTCGCCGCCGATTTCTTTCTTTTCGCCCATCCCTATATAACCTTTTATTTTGTAAACACTTACGAACCCAAAAGCCTGGGACTTACCCTTTTTTTGTAAGCCTCTCATCTTCCCGCTGCTTACAGTTGTCTTACCCCTAAACCCTTTATTTTTCTTCCCTTAGTTGACGCGTAAGCCAGTAAGACTGTAAGCCAGCAGTTTTTCCATTCCAAATTAAAAAGTTTTCCCTATATAGGGAAGGCCACATCAAACCCCCGGAAACTCCGAAAGCGGAGCCGCCCAGTAGCTCGTCGCGATGACCTTCCCCTCCACGCGCCCGGACACCTTGCGGCGTTCGAGGCCCGCCAGGCGCAGCATCTGCGTAATATCGGCCACGCTCATCCGTGTCCCATCGCTGATCAGCATCTCCCGTATCCTGGCGGCATTGACAAATATCTCCCCCTCCCGTTTAAACGGCGACCGGGTCGGCAATGCCAATTCCCAGCGGTTCTCCCCCTCGTCGTTAAACGGACGCGCCCAGGTGTTACATAAAACCTCGACCCACTCGCGGACCTGCTCCTGGCGGTCGTCGATGTCCGGGTCCTTAACCTGTCGAATCCTCATCAGGTTCTGGAGTATATTATCCCACCGCGCCCGCGTAACGCTCGACGGGATCACCATCCCGAAGTTGGCGATGAACAGGTCTTTCAGCCCCTGGACGCTGCGAAGCTCCCGCGACGATCCGATGGCGACGACTCGCAGCGAGTCCTCGCCCGTGTCGATTTCGAGCCAATATCGGGCATCCTGCATCCCGTGCTGATAGAAGCCCGCGATGCTGTAGCCCATCGCCTGCAAGCCCAGCATCGCGCCCAGGTTCTTTAAGACCGTTTCCTCATCCGCGTCCGTCTCCTCCTCCAGCGTAACGCTTGCGGCGCTCATGTTGTTACTACTCTCGGCCCTCAGTATCGTATGCAACAGGTACCAGTCGGGCCGATCCAGCTTAAGGTCCATCGAGTAGCGCCGCCGAAAGTCGATGATAAGATCGACGACTTCCTGGACACTCCATCCCGCGTTCAGCGCGATGGCGGCCAGGCTGAAACAATACGCCGATGGGCTGTCATCCTTGAAGTCCGGGCGGTTATGTTCGAGGGTTCGCTTAAACTTCGGGGTCATGGCGCAAAGCCCCCGGACCTTCGTCTGGTCGGGCGCGGCGTTCGGGTCGAACTTGATAGCCTCCAGAAGTGCCTCGTAACGCTCCCCGCTGCGCGCTGAGGCCGCCGGGCGTACCTGTTGGCCCGTTGGGTCGCCCCCACCCTCTAAACGCCGCAGAAGCGATCCTACGGCCTCGCCGCCATTAGCGACCAGGGCGGGGTAATTGTCCATCCGCCAGCCGGTCATCACGAAAAAGCGCCCTCGGTCGTAGACCTCCAGGCCGCCGCGCCTGTGCCTGCACCCATCGGGCAGCGCGCCGCGAATGATCGCATGAGCGCCGCCGCGTGACTGGCTCATCTCGCTGTAGGTCTGCAATTCATCGAGGATCTCGCGGGCCTCGGTGTTGAGCTTGCCCGACAGCACATCGGCGCAGTTGTCGAGATCGACCCCGACCAGGCCCGCGCCCTCGCTGAACACGAAGCCGACCCCGGACGCGCCCGCGCCCTCATCCCAGTAGCTGAGAACATCGTCGAACGATGCCCAGGTCGCCGGGTCGTTGGTTTTCGCGCCGCGCCCCGTGGCTATGTTGATGGGTATCTTCGTCGTTTTGCCGCCGCGCTGTTCAGCGCGCCAGGCGACCCACTGGGAGATGTCCCGCATCTCCTGCGGTATTGTTAAAAAATCTTCAGTCGTGAAATGTTGCGCCGATCTCTCCATCATCTATCTCCACCAGAAACCCGAACACCTGGAAAATAAAAAAGGTGGAGGCCGCCGCCAACCACGAACGGCGACCCCCTGGTTTGCGCCCTGCGGCCAGTCGGTCATCTCCCTGGGGTTCGTAACACAGGGAGCGCCGGGCCGTTGAGCAGGCGACTTTCAGTCTGTAGGTGCGGCTCCCTGGTTCAGCGCGGGGACGATGTCATCCTGGTACATCTTCATCCGCTCTGTCTGTTCCGGGGTCAACGGCGCGACCCGGCGCGCCTTAACTCGGGAATACGCCCCGCTGTTGCCCTGCGCCTTCTCCAGGCTCAGGCCCGTTACAGCGCCCCAGAAGGGCGCGGAGGCGTTGAGCAGCGCCAGGAGGTAGCGGTCGATGTTCTGCAAGCTCGACGGCGGGACCATCACGACCATCGGCAGGATCGAGTCGGCGCGCAGAATAAAGAGCGCCTTCTTGAGGGTACACGCCTGGCCCTTGCCGCCCTTCGGGTCGCTGCCCCATTGAGCCATCGGGCAGGTAAAACAGTCCCGGGACTCGGCGGGCTGGTCGGCCTGGATCGCGCCGATGCCTGTCATCGCATCGTCGCTCCTGCACAATGGCGGCTCCCCGTTAATCTCGGAGTCGGGCCAATAGGCGCGGATGTTCTTCTGGTGGATGATAACACCCTCGATCTCGTCGGCCTTCTCGACCCCGTCCAGGCTTTCAATCTCCCAGGTTGTCCCGCCCCCGGCGGGTATCGGGGCGCGGACAAGGTCCGCCGCCGTGAGTGTTCGCCCTGCGAGGTTCCCCTTTAATAGCGCGGACAGTTCATCCGCGTCCTGCTTAAAGATGGAAAACTCTAGATCGTTGCCGCCGTTCGTGGATTTAACCAACGCCTGGGCGGGTTGCTCGGTTTCCTGTTTCTTCTTAGCTGGCATCTCGGCCATCTCCTTTGGTTCGGTCATTGTCCCGCCTTCTGGCCGCCCGCGTGGGCCGCTTTGTTCGATACTCCGACCTGTGTAACATTGTAAACGCTCAACAATTCCCGCAACGCGGCGGGCAGACAGTCGGCGGGATCTGTGGTTGTCTCTCCTTGTTCTTCCCGCCTGGTTAGTTCTTCACGAATCCATGATTTAATCTTCCCCACGCTGTAAGAGTGGACAGCCGCATCGATCTCGCAGGAGTCCAGCGCCGCCAGCAGCGCCCCGGTGTCGGTGTCCTTCTGTTTGTGCGCCTTCAAGTCCTGGCGCAGGTAAACAGTCGCGCCGCCGTCGAGCTTGATATTCCGCACCCCGTCCCCGACCATCGCCTGGATCAGCACCTCGGCCAGCCCCTCGCGTTGCTCCTTCAAGTCCTTGACCTGTTTCTCCAGGCGGTCGCGTTCGATGTCAATCTGGACAATCTGATGGGCGATGCTGCCCTTGGTGCTGCCGCCGACCTCGACCGGGGGGGCCACGGGCGCGGCGGTTATCTCCTTCGGCATCCCCCTGTTGGGCTTTCTCTCCCTGGGGTTCCCGCGCTGCTTCGTCACCTTGCTGCGCCGGGCCTTCGCCCTGGCTTTTTTCTTCTTCTTGGTCTTAGTCGCCATCCGTTTCTCCTTTACTGGTTAGAGGTTGCCGCCGCGCTGCGGGGTCTGGGTCGCGTGGGGATCGCTGGGGGTTGGGGGTTCTGAAATGAAGATAACAACGCGGCGGCTCCTTGTTCCTATTCCGATGCCATGTTAACGGGTGAAAGCTCTCTGATAACTGACTCGATGACTTTTTCTTTTTTCGCCAGGGCCTGGTAAATCGCCTCGTCGATGGTCTGCCTGCCGACAAGCTGGATGAAAGTAACGGGCCGATCCTGCCCGGGCCTGTGCAGGCGCGCCCGGCTCTGTAGGTAATCGCCCAGCGAGTGCGATGGGCTGTAGTAGATCCCATAGCGCGCCCGGGTGAGGTCGATGCCTAATCCCCCGGCCTGTATCTGTATCCCCGCGATGTCGCCCTGCTCCTCGGTCCATCGCCCCGTGTCGATGTCCTTGCGAGTCCCCGACACCTCGCAATACTTACGGCCCAGCGACTCGGCGATCCGCTGAACAGTCGCCAGGTCGTGGCGGAATTTACAGAACACGGCGGCGGGTTCGTCGATCCCTTCGAGCAGGTCGCGCAGCGCGTCCGCCTTCGAGGTTCCGATCTGCTCCACCTGGTCAAACTCCGACGAGGGGATGGGCAGGTATCCGCTGGTGATCTGTTGCAGCCTGATGATCTTCGCCAGGGCGTTAGAGGCGACGATATTCTCCCCGGCCTCCTCCAGCCACGCGACAAAGTCGCCCTCCATCTCCAGGTATGCCCGGTATTCCTTCGTCGATAGCTCGACCGGATGCTCGATGTCCTGGGTCGGGGGCAGGTCCAGCACATCGGCGGCCTTACAGGAGAAGGTGATCCGATCCATCATCCCCGCCAGCTTGTCGAGGTTGCGATGGGCGACGACCTGCTTATCCTGGAAGCCGCCCATCGTGGCGAACTCGCCCCGGAACTTTGCGAAGCTCGACCCGAACAGCCCGACATCGAGGAAGCGGAAGATGCCATAGACATCGAGCGGCGAGTGAGGCATCGGCGTACCCGTGAGCGCCAGCCGCCGATGCGAACACGGCGCAAGCCGGGCGCAAAACCTGGACACCTTCGAGCCGGGACTCTTGATCTTGTGCGCCTCGTCGAGAATTACCCATCCCCAGTCCATCGACAGGATCAGCGATGCCAGCGGCTCCCGCCAGAGGCTCTCATAATTCACGATGATGGCGGTCGGCCATCTGGGTTGGCTGTATGCCTTCTTGATCTGGTCCGCCTTCTTTGCCACGGTCCCGCGCAGCACCAGGGGGCGCAGGTGGCCCCGACTGTGCATCTTGATCTGTTCCTCCCAGACAGGCAGGACCGACAGCGGCGCGACGATGAGGACCGGGCAAAGCTCGATGATGTCGCCATCGTCGCCATCGTTCCCATCCTGGTCAACGCCCCCAACAAGCGGCCACGGGCGCATCGGTGTCTCCGCCGTTTCGATCAGGTCGATGGCCGCCTTGGTCTTGCCGCATCCCATCTCCAGCGCCAGGAGGACGGCTTCGCGCCTGTGAGCAAAAGACCCGGCCCTCCTCTGATGCTCCCAGCTTTCCATCTTCTCCCCGCCAGGCGCGGGGTATTCGCCGGGCTTAACCTCCGCCCAGTTCTCGATGTTGGCTTGCCATCGGGTCAGTCGGTAGATGTGCGAGTCGTCGGCGGACGGGTAGGGCATCAGCGCGTCGACGCATTCATCCCAGTTCCAGAACTGGTCATCGTCGTTCATGTGGGCAAGCTCGGCGAATCCGCAGGGCGTGGCAGGAACAAGCCAGCGCCGGGTCCGCTGATCGTAGCGCGACGACACGATCCCGCGCACCCCCTCCAGGGCTTCGTCGAAGTCGTCCGCCATGGTGTCCAGCTTGATGGCAAAGTAATAATTGGGGTCCGTCCCCGTCATCGTTATTTGGTGTGCTTGCATTTTCTCGCTCTTTCCATCGCAACAGCGACCCGGCGCATCGACTCCGCGCCGAAGTTGTCCCAGATCACGCAGACGCATCGCTCCTTCTTGTTGATGTTCAGCCGGTTGAAGAACCAGGCGGGGCCGTGTGCCGCCAGGTCGTCGGCCCGGTGTCGTAGATAGGATCTCTCCATTTCAGGATAAAGAACCTGAACGACCTCCTCCGGGCTGCGCTCCTCGAACCAGATGCTGAACGCCTGCGCGACCGCGATGGCTTTCTCCTTTTCGTTGAGGGTGGTTGTATAGTTCTTCATTTGCGGGGGCGCACTATAACGGTTAACGCCCCCGCCGTCAAGTCCCTACCCGGCGACCGCGCAGATGGCGATCACCAGGAACAGCGCCCCGTACATGATCGCCAGCAGGACGACAGTCTCGGCGAAGTCGTCGCCTGTCCGCCCCTGTCCGCCCTTGATCATCGGGGGGTCTTGTTTGTAAATGTCTTTAATTTTTCGCGCCATCCTGTTTCTCTCCACCTCATCTCGCACCATCCCCTTTTATCTTTGGGGAGGCGCAGGTCCGCCCGAGTAGCGATGCGGATCTGTTCCATCACTTTAGTACAGCCGCCGAAAACCTCGAAGCGGCGACCAGGGAGGCGGACTTTCCACGGGTCGCCGCGCTTTTCTTTGATGGCATCCCCCTCGCCATCGGGTGTCGTGATCGTCAACCCCAGGGGATAATCGCTCTTAGGGATCGGTCCCGGTCGCATCGTCCTCCTCCTCGTCATCGTCCCCCCAGGGGAGCGCCTCCCATTCGGCGGGCGTGTAGCCAGTCATCAGAATCTCGCGCTCATCCTTGCCCAGTTGCGGGAACGCCTCCTGGATCAGCTTACCCTCGCGCCACTCGATCAGCGCCTGGGCATCGACCCGGATGATGAACAGGTCGCCCGTAACCTGGCAGCGCCGCCGGGCCTCGACCCGGCCATCGCTGAGAATATACCCGAACTGCGCGGGCCGTATTTCGATCTTCATCGGTTCCTCCTCTCCTTATCCCTCCTGATGAACATTCGCATCATATTGATCCAGGGAACGATGGCCGCCCGGTCTATCTCCGCAGCCTCTGCGATCCCGTCGATGGTAATCCATCGCCGCTGGAACAAGTAAAAACAGCTTTCCATAAATTCTGTATGGGCCTGGGTGGGGCCGTTCAAGGTAAGGCGCGAGTGAGCCGCCATCAGCTTGACGAGGTCGATGGCTATCTCTCCGACCGTCCGCCGCCCCCGGAGTCGGCGGGCCAGGGCATCCATGTCTACCCGCTGCCGCCCCTCTTTATCCTCGCGCCTGCGGTCCTGGAGTCGGTGAAACTCATCGCGGTAGGCTTGCAGGCGTTCGGCCTCCTCCGTCCCGGCGAGTCGCCACGCCTTGACCATGCGCCCATCGGCGCGGGCGACCAGGCGGCATCCCTTCTCGAAGGATGCCATCCCCGACTCGCGCCTGAACTGTCTGTATATCCTAGTGGATCTCATCCCTTCCCCCCTTCCGGGTTCGCGCAGGGATCACAAACGGCGACCTTGATCCTGTAGGGCGACCACGCCCAGGCCGGGATCTCCTCGACGGGCCGATCATCGCGGCCCCAGGTGCAGGTCTTCCCGGCGCTGATGGACTTCGTGGCGTACTGTTCGCCCTTCTCTATCTTGCCTTTGCAGAGATGACAGTCGCGCTCTTTCATTGATCGTTTGGTTTTCATGCTGTCGCCTTCCGCTGGCTCCGCCTGTACTCGGCGCAGTACATATTCCAGACCCCGGCCTCCCTCGTCCCTGGGACGCGCCAGGCTTTCTTGAGGATGCCATCCTCCATGACGAGGCGGCATCCGTTCTCGAACCTCGCCATCCCTGATTCGCGCCTGAACTTTTTATATGCTTCGTTCATCGTTCCGTTCCTTCCTTCTGTGGTTGTGGTTGAGTCGTCCCCCGACTGCCCCGGCGTGTTATTACCAGCCAACCCCCAGCGGGTTGTCGGCGCTCATTTTAGACACGAAGCCGACCCAAGCGCCCCGATGGTCGAAGGTCGAACCGTTCAGCCTTGCGTGTACTCCCTTTTGAGGAGTCGGGAAAAGCCGCCGCAGGGCCGCGATTAACTGGACCTGATGCGCTTTGCCCCTGGTGCTGGACCTTCGGGCGGTGGACTTGGCGCTCTCCGCGTGGACCTCGTCGCCATCGCCGTTAAAAATTCGGATGGTGTCGTCGTTCATCGTTCCGTTCCTTCCTTCTGTGGTTGCCGTGTTTCTGCTTTCCATGCCCATATATTACCCCGCCCCTGTTTAACGTACAACACTAAAAGGGGGAATATATAATTTTTTTTTGGGGGCAATATCGGCCCATAAAAACGCCCCCAGGGTAGAGCCTGGGGGCGCGGCGATGCTTCTCTTGGGTCTGAAACGTCCGGGGGCGGCCTCAGTCGGTGCAGGGCCGGGATGCGGCGCATCCCAGCCTGTCGGGGGTAGGATCGACTCCGCAGCCGTAAAGGGGCGCTATATTGTCATCGCCTCGAAATACAGGGGCCGGGTCAGCTTCTGGCTGTTCGCTGTAGTCGTCGCGCCCGAAGGCCAGCGACCAGGCGAAGAAGGCGGACGCGATCAGGATGGCCCAGAATAATAGTCTGCGTGGTGGCATTGGTTGAACTCCTCGATGGTTGAGTGGGAAAACCATCATCCTGCAATTCAAACCCCGCAGATGCCATCGCACTCCTGCATAAAATCGAATTTGAGCTGGTTTTTCTCCTGCGAGAAGTCCAGGGACCGGAGTGGCTTGCAGGAGTGATGGAGAAAGATGGGGCGCTCCGCCCCGGCCTTCGTCCTGTTGCGGATCATCTCATCGACCTGGCAGGCTTCCTCGAACGCGGCGCGCTCCTCCTCGTTCCCCTCTTTCATCTTGAGCCAATGGGCATCATCGTGGTAGCTGCAAAAAGTACACGCCGACTTTGCCAGGTCATCCATCGGCCAGTCGTGGCGCTTGAGTATGTCGATGCACTCGCCCCGTGGTATACGGGCATCAACGAGGGGATAGTCATTGACGATGAACGGGTAGCGGGATGGTTTCATCCTCATCGCCTCCTCGATGCTGATCCCCAGCAGACACTGCACTTTTTCCTTTATACGCTGGCGCGGCTGGTAGCCCAGATGCCCCCGGACCCATTGGGCGCAGGGGGTGATCTTGAACTCCCGGCTGCATTGGCGGCGAAGGATTCCGCGCTTGTCGGTCCTGGTGTCGAGCGTGTACGCGGGGATCGGGATAAATCCATCGGTTCGCTTGACGACATCATCGAGGGTCGGCCCCTCCGCCGCGCAGGTGTAGATGGGGATGTCGCTGATCTCTTTCAGGGCTTCCAGGTGTCGATACACCCAGGGCGGCTCCGCGCCCACATCTGCGAACAGGGCGAAGTCGGCGCGGGGGACTCCTCGTTCCTCGGCGTTGCTCAGACAAAGAAGGGCCGACGACTGAACCCCGGCCCCCAGGCTGATGTACCGTTTTGCGTATTCCATGCGCGACAGTTTAACACCTAACAAAAAAACCCGCACCAACAAAAGGGGAAGGATTGCAGCGCGGGGAAACCGGCGAGGCAAAGGAGAAAGCCCCGGCCCGGTTTGTTATAGTGTAGCAATGCAAACGGAAGCATCCATCGTTAGGTCGATTGTAAATCACCTACGCCAGCGCGGGTACTGGTACATCAAGACCTGGGGCGCGGGCTTCGGGCGTGGCGGCGTTCCAGACATCATCGTCTGCGCCGATGGGCGGTTCGTCGCCCTGGAGGTCAAGAACGAGGCCGGGCGCGTGTCGAAGCTCCAGGAGTTCGAGGCCGCCGCGATCCGCAAAAGCGGCGGAGCCGTGGAGGTCGTCCGCAGCCTGGACGAGGCCATCGCGGTTTTAGACTTGCATTGTTAACCGTTAGACCTTAAACTCCCCGCCATGTTCAACAAGGAGGAACCGATGACAGACACCATCACTTGTAAAAAATGCGGCGACGAGGCGCAGCACTACGCCAGGGGGAAGTGTCAAAAGTGCTGGCGCGCCGACTATAACCGCCGCTGGATGCGCGACAAGCGCAAGCGCCAGAAGGAGGAGGCCGCGATGAATAAATAGATCTTCCCTTCTTTCTTTCGCGGGGTCGGCCTTCAAACTCCACCGACTCCGCGCTTCTTTTCTTTACCAGGGCGGCGTTTTTTAACCTTTTTAAAAATGGAGCCTTTGGCGGGAATCATAACGACCTCGCAAGCGGCCACATCGAAACGCTACGAACCACCTTCGACGGCATTGATGGCCGCCCTGGTATTTTTTCAACAAGGAGACAACCACGATGGGATGCCACGATAGAACCTGCGGCGCGGGCGACTGCCCAAGCTGTTACCCCTGGCGCGGCCCGTGTGATAATTGCGGCGGGCGCGGATGCGACTGCGAGGAGCATCGATGCGACTCCTGCGATGGGTTCGTAGGCCAGGATCACGGCTTCACGCTGGGCGAATATGCGAAGGCCTGCGACTGCCATCGCTGTTCCTACTGCGACAGGCTAACCGAACCCCAGCCCGACCCCAGGGCCTGCCAATGCGAGAGATGCGAGGATTGCGGCGACCGGGTCGCCACGACCTGCGCCTGTGTTAACCAAGAGGGATGATGAATGAGCAAGAAAACGGAAACACCATCCGGACGCTGGATCTATATACCGGGGGCGGCGGGTCGCTCCTCGCCGGGCGACTCCTCGGATGGTCCTGCGCCTGCGCCGTCGAGTCAGATTTTTACGCCGCAGCCGCCCTCGAAAAGCGCCAGGCCGACCTCGGCGAACAGTTCCCGATCTGGACAAACGCGGAGGACTTCGACTGCTTCGGAACCTGCCCCGTTACCGGGGAGCGATGGCGGGACCGCATCGATGGGGTCGTCGCCGGGTTCCCCTGTCAGCCCTGGAGCGCAGCATCGGCGGGCGCTGCAAAGGGTCAGCACGACCATCGGAACCAATGGCCGACAGTCGCCCGTATTCTTCGGGATCTTGGACCCGGATGCCGTTTCGCCCTGCTGGAGAACTCGGCCCAGCTTTGCGCCTTCGACTATTTCGGCCAGATCCTCGCCGACCTGGAAGCCCTCGGGTTTAATGCTGCGTGGCAGACTCGCGCAGCTTCCAGCGTGGACTCATGCAATCATCGCCGGTCGCGGCTGTGGGTCTACTGCTGGCGATGACGGCCTCCCCTGGCCGACCCCGACGACATCGCCGACTCGCCCGAACGAGGGAAACGTCCGATTTCTGCGGGCGAAGGTAGAAGCCGGGGAGCTCAGCCAGGAGGAGGCGGCGCAGATGCTCAACGGAAAAGACCCTTTTTCATCCCAGGGAAAGATCCCCGCGAAGATGTGGCCGACCCCTTGCGCCAGGGACTACAAGGGGGCGACAGGATGGAAGGGCCAGCCCTGCCTCCCCCTCGAAGTGAAGGCCGACCAGGAGCCGGGGATGACGCTCCATCCATCCTTCGTTTCGTGGCTCATGGGCTGGCCCCTGGGCTTCGAGTCGCTGGACGACCTGCCGCCGAACTCGATGGCGGACTGGGACCAGGCGATGGCCGATGGGTCGTGGTGGCTGGAGGAACCCGACATCCCGCGAGTCGGGAAAAACATCCCGGCCCGTAAGGATCGGCTCAAAGTCCTGGGAAATGGGATGGTCCCCATCTGTTTCGTCGCGGCGGTCCTCGACCTGTTGCAGTTAGTGGAGAGTCTCGATGAAAACTGAAATACACATCGGCGACTGCCTCGAAGTCCTGCGAACGCTGCCCGCCGGGTCGGTGCAGACCTGCATCACCTCGCCGCCGTACTGGGGGCTGAGAAACTACCTGGACGCGGCGGCGCAGATCGGCCTTGAGAAAACCCCGGAGGATCACATCGCCGTCATGGTCGAGGTGTTCCGCGAGGTGCGCCGGGTGCTGCGCGACGATGGGACGCTCTGGATGAACTACGGGGATGCGTATGCCGGGGGGAAATGCGGCGGCGGCTCCCCTGTGGACAAGCGCGACCCGGCCCTGGGCCGCAAGGGACACGACAGCGACAAGGTGCGAGGGCGGCACGAAGGGACAAGCAGGCGCAGCACCCTGGGGCCGGGCCTCAAACCTAAAGACCTCATCGGGATGCCCTGGCGGGTCGCCCTCGCGCTCCAGGCCGATGGCTGGTGGCTGCGGTCGAGTATCATCTGGGCGAAGGGGGTCAGCTTCTGCGACAGCTACAGCGGGAGCGTGATGCCTGAAAGCTGCCGGGACCGCCCGACCAGGGCGCACGAAAATCTATTTTTAATGTCGAAGGCTCCGCGCTACTTCTACGATGCGGACGCTGTGAGGGAGAAAAGCAGCACCCCGTTCCATGCCATAGGAGGATATAGAGAGGGGAATAAAAACAACAGCGAAGCCCCCGAAGAATATTTTAACGAGAGCCTCTCTAGGGCAGGCCGCAACCTGCGCGATGTCTGGATCATCAACCCGCAGGGCTTCCCCGGCGCTCACTTCGCAACCTTCCCGCCCGCCCTGGTCGAACCCTGCATCAAGGCCGGGACCAGCGAGAAGGGATGCTGTGCAAGCTGCGGCGCGCCGATCCGCCGCATCGTCGAGGCCACGGGCGGAACCATCGGCGAGGCGTGGCACGATCATTCCGACGACCTGGGCCTGGGCCAGCAGAAGGACGCGGACGGGATGGAGAGCTACAGCCGCGAGACAACGGGCTGGGAGCCGACCTGCGCCTGCAAGGACGCGGGGGAGCCTGTCCCCTGTAAGGTTCTCGACCCGTTCGGAGGGGCCGGGACCGCCGCGCTGGTCGCCGACAGGCTGGGCCGCGATGCCGTCCTGGTGGAACTAAACAAGGAATACGCAGAGATGGCCAGGGACCGCATCCTGGCCGACTGCCCGATGTTTTCGTCTGTGGAGCTTATAGGAGAAAAACAGAAAGGAGGCAGCGATGCCTAAATCTACGACCGAAGGAAAGATGCCCTTTTGGGTAATGCGCCACAATTACCCCGTGGCGAGGTGTTCAGATATTGGCCCGGCGTTGCACTTGCTGGCGGAGTGCGGGACGCACATCTCCATCGGGCGCGTCCACTCGTCGGCCCATCTGGTGTTTGATTCGCCCGAATGGAAAGAATGGGGATGCGTGATGCACGACCTGATGGAAGCCATCGAGTCGGAGGTAGAGAAGCTGGCGGGATACTATCGATGCCTGTGCAGGGACCGCAAGCTCCGACCGGGCCGGGAGATAAGAAAAGAAACAGCGGCGGCGAATTACCTTAAGGAAGTTCTGCGCGACAAGCTGGGCCTGTGGGATGTCCCTGGCTGGCGAGAGCATGGAGAGCGCCGCCCGGAGGAGGTCGCCGTCCCCTGAATACTTCTCTCTTTTCCGTGGCCGCGCCGGGTTCCTCGCCTGGCGCGGCCTTTTATTCCGACTCCCCCGGCGCGGTCTTTTTCAGCTTAAAAGACACCGTGGCCCGGCGGATCTCGCTATTTAGTTCCCTGATGGTCGAGTGAGCATCCTGCAAGATGTCGGTGTTGCGCGTGATGGCCTCGGTCGTCTTCTCCAGCGTGGCGCTGTATCGCTCCTCCACGCGCTCCCGCGCATCAGAACAGGCCCGCATCTCTTTGAGGAACAGCCAGACGATGGCCGACAGTACGGCCAGGGCGGGAACCTGCGCGGCGGCCTTCTCCAGGAAGTCAGGCATCGGGCGCGGCCTCCGGTTCGACGACAGGCTCCCCAGGCGCGCCCCCGTTGAGCGAGGCGGAGAGCTTCGCCTGTAGGTTCAGGAGCTTGACCCCGGCGGCGGAGGATTGAACCTGGCCCGCCCTCCAGACTGTTTCTGTTACGCTGGCGAGTTGTTCGACCTCGTCGCGTGTAAATTCGATAGTAATCATCCTGTTTCTCCTTTATCCAGTTTTCGAGAACATAACCATCCAGCCGCCCAGCGTCGAGTCGTAGATCAGCCCGGCCACGTTGTCATTTTCTGTCATGTATGCGGTGCCGTAAATATTACCACCATACCCGATGTATTCGTAGATGTTGATGTCGTGTCCTGGGTACGGCGTGAGGATGACAATCTGCCCATCTTTTGCCCCGGTCGCGTCCATCGCATATACCCAGGCCGATGTATATCCTGATGGGGCCTGGACGCTCATATAAGTGGAGGTCGGGGCCGGGATGGTCGCGTAGACGGTGATCTGCACCGCGTCCTTACCCAGCGCCGTCACGCCCTCGATGGCGGTCGCACCTGTTACCGACAGGTCCGCGCTCAGAGTTGCATCGCCTGTTACCGTAAGGTCTGCGCTCAGAGTCGCATCGCCTGTAACTGTAAGGTCCGCGCTCAGAGTCGCATCGCCTGTTACCGTAAGGTCCGCATTTAGGGCCGTGTCGCCTGTAACCGTAAGATCCCCGCCGATGGTTACATCGCCCGATGGGGTGAATCCCCCGGAGAACTCGACGGGCTGATCAAAGATGATGCGCTGTGACCCGGTCGCCTCCATGTACATATACCGGGTGTCGTCCTGGAGGTAGACACCCATCAGGGAGCTTGCCGCATCGTATTTCTGGTAAAATCCCACCTTCAGGCCGTTGTCCACCTCTACGGATGGGCGACCCCAGGCCAGCCGCGCAGAGTCTGAGATGATCAGCGAGGCCGTGGAGTGGTCGATGCTGTACGCCTTCGGGTCGCCGTCCGCCGCCAGGATGACATAATCATCCATCCCGATCTGCGGGGGCGTGAATACAAGCCCGCCGTGTGCCGATCCCCGGGGGTAGCGTGGCTCCCGCCCGCTGGCCGGGCTGTTGTAATAGTCCCAGGTTTCCGTCCCCTGCCGGGCGAACGCCTCCAGGCGCGCCGTCATCGGGCTGTCGGCCTTCTGCCTGTCGATCAGTTCCCGCGAGGGATTGCCCCAGGTTCGGAAGTCGGGCGCGCCCGCCTTGAAAAACTGCGGCTGGAACACCAGGCCGGGCATCCCCAGTTCGGTGATCGCCTGCCCCCAGGTCGCCGCCCGTGGGCGCGGCTGGCCGATGATGGGTTCGTGGCTGCTCCACAGGGGGAGATCGCCGCCGGGCTGCGGCATAAAGTCTATCCAGGTTGGGCCGGGGATGTCCGTGGTCGAGTTTTCGATGAAGGTCGCCGCCCGCCAGCGCCACATCCCATCTTTCTCCCCGCAAACGTGCGGATGCTTTAGCTCATCATCGTACTCCAGGAACACCTCGACCGACACGGGGCCAGCCCTCGCGCCCTCCCACCTCTCATCGAATTTCAGCGGCGCATCGTAATCGCTATCTTTGAGAAAATAGGCGTTGGTGGAGATGTGCGCGCTGTTGACGCTCCCGATGTCGGTGTTCGCCACTTTGTGCTTGTCGCCCTCGTCGCCGCAGACCAGCGGGCCGCTGCCCAGGTTCTGGCCCAGGAACCCGCCGATGGTCGTATCCCACAGAACGCCGCCCAGCGTGTCCTCGCAGCCGGACATCCCGATCTGCCACGCCAGGAACGGCCCGGACTTCACGCATCCGCGCATCGCCGTGGCGACCCTGAACGCCGACTGGAGGGGCGCGACCTTCGAGATGGTGCAGTCTGCCTGGAGGTCACAGACCAGGGACCCCATCTGCGGATCTCCTCCGAAGTTGACGGCGACCAGGCGCGGGTCGGTTTGCAGGAAAAGCTCATCCTGGCGGCTCTCGTTGTCCATCGACACGGCGATGCCGTAACAGTCCAGCCACGGTTTCGGGAACAGTGCGGAGGGCCACGGGATGCCCTGCTGCGGAACCTGGACGACTCGCTCCAGGAAGCGGTCATCGATGGTCGCGCCGCCCTCGCCGAACTGCGCGGCATCCCATTCGTACAGGGGCAGCATCGCTATCCGGTCGCGGTCGTAGTCCACGCACAGATCGCGGCGCGCCGATTCAGGGAAGCGCCCGCCCTCCGGGGTGGTCCTCACAGGCCAGGGGGTCATCCGCCAGCCTGGGATCTCCCGGCTGTTAGCTGCGCCGCCCTTCGGGTCGTCGTCCGCCGATTCCCACAGGAACGAGCCGATGACATCGCCCAGGCTCTCATCGGCGAATTGGTATTCGCCCATCTCGTTGAGTCCCCGGTATCGCTTCGTTACGCGCACAGCGCCGATGAGTGAGCGCGTGTCGAGGCCGGGCATCCCCTCCTTCTTCCAGCCGTGATCCTGGAGGGCAAGGAAGCCAACGCCGCGAGATGTCCTGCTTTCGTCAATGAACATTGAAAGATCCGGGGGGGTGTGTTAGTTTTTCCGGTACTATGCGTCTAGATTGGTCGCGCCGGGGTTTGCCGAACTTAGTCCCCGGCGCGGTTTTTTTCATTATACGCCGCCCTTCGGGGCCAGCGGCATCCGCATCAGGATGTGGCGCGTGGACTCGTCGAGGAAGGTATGCATCGACATCTGCGGGATCTGCGGCTCCAGTTGGATGTCCGTGGTCGCCTTGCCCGATGGGTCGATGGTGAAAGCCGCCTGTTTGAGCCAGCCATCACACTTGATGGCGGAGGTCATAAACCCGCCGCTGGTCCCGGTCATACGGTCGGCCATCGATCCGTAGACCCTGGCGGCCACGGCGCGGGAGATCGCCGTCAAGCTGGCCCCATCGTCGCGTGGTTTCTTCGGGTCGTGGTTGAGGACCAGCCCCGCCAGGTTCGGCTCCCCCTCACGCTGTCCGAAAATCTTCTCTATCTCCTGGCGCTTATCGTCGAGCCAGCGGATGCGGGCGACCTCGACCCCGGGCTGGACGCGGACCTCCATCGCTGGCGCGTCCGCATCGTTGAGTCCCTGGCCCATCTTGCCGGGCAATAGGTTTTTTACATCGCCGGGCTTGACGACGACCCGATGCAGTTGGCGGTTCGAGTTCGGGGTCGCGGGTACACAGGACACGATGAAGGAAACGCGATGATTTCCCGACAAGCGGGGCGCTGCGTCCTTGCCCTGGACCTGGCCGTTACCATTGAACATGACGCATCGCTCTTTGAGTCCCTGCTTGTTGATGTTCCCGTTCGGGGGGTTGTCATTTGCGTCAGCTATCAGACCCGGGATGACGCTGTCGAAGTTCTTCATCACATCGATCTTGTACTCCGCCCGGATGATCCCCTGGCTGGAGTCCACGACCACGACATCGGCGCTGGCCGGGGTCTTGGCCGCCTCTATGGGCGCATCGGGCGCTATGCCCCCGGGCCTGTTCATCACAAACATCATATCAGCCCGGCGCTTGAGGAATCCACGCAGGGACGGCAACACAGAATAATCAGACCAGACCAGGGCCGGGGCGCGGGTTCCTGTCGCCACATCCACAGTCCCCGCCCGGTACGCCCTGATGCTCTCGATCCGGTCCATCCATTTCCTGTTTATGCGGAAGGTGCGGCGGTAGTGCGCCTGGATCGCGGCGATGCGGGCCATCCAGTCCGCATCGGGCGCGGCCATACCCGCCAGGCCGATGCCTGTCCACAGGTCCATAAAGGGGACCATCGCCCGCTGGATGAAGTTGTGATCAAGGCTGATGCGGGCGTTGCCGTTGATGCCCGCATTGGCAGGGATGCCGCCGTTCCCCCCGGGCGGCGCGGCGACATTATCCCAGGCCCGCAGCGCCGCATCGATGTTGATCCAGGTGCCGGTCCCCGCGTCGAACGGGCCGACCCCGCGATCCGTCACCTGGTAAATCTGCCAGTCGGGGACGGGCAGGACATTATCCATCAGGCGCTTGTTTTTCATGTCGTCCGCCGCGCCATCGTGGACGGCGGACTCCTTCTCCTCGTAGTCGAAGCGGACCTCCACCTCACGGGTAAATAAAACGTGGATTTCCTTCGGGCGTGTCAGGTTGTTGGTTATGTAGTCCACATGCCCATCGCCGACGATCTCCGGGCCAGCCGCTGCAAGCTGGGCATCCTCGCCGCCCCCGACCTTCGAGAAGATGCGAACGGTCCCATCAAGGTCCACGGTCACATCGGCCTGGGGCAGATACTGGAGGACACGAAAAAGCCCCGCTTCGCCTGAGTCGTCCAGGATCAGATCATCGACGGGCAGCGCGTCCTTTATGTCGTCCGCGATCACCAGGCGCGCCTTCTGGCCGCCCGCCTTCTCGGTTTCCTTGTCCAGTATCCCCTTGCGCTCCTGGCCGCCCTTCCCCTGCTTGCCGTTCATGATGTCTTTAATGATGTCGTGCGCCGTCCAGCGTTTGCCGTCCGCCTTCGGAGGGTTGAGGCTGGCGGGCATATACCAGAGATTCTCCTTCACCGGGTCAAGTTGCGGCAGCGTGTCGGTGATGATGCGCTTGTTGCCGATCTGTCGGCGGATATTGTACAGCCTGCGAACGTGGGAAAAGCTCCACAGCCATCGGCGGTCGGCGATGGTCACGCCCTGGATATGCGGGTTCGATGTCGGCGGGATGTCGATGATCCAAAGGTTTTTAGCCTCGACGGTCGAGCCGTTGACCTTCATCCGCAGGGTTACGGGTCCAGCCTTGGCGATCTTCTCCAGCCTGTTCGCGTCCTTCGGCATGATGTGGAGGGTTTCGATGACGGGGCGGACCCCGGCCTGGACGCTCCAGCGGATGGGGATGTCAGCCAGGAGGGGAACGCCCCCGATGGTCGCCTGGATCGCGGCCCCTCCTCCCTTCGACCCGGCGGGCGCTCGTCGGTTTTGTATTCCCATCGGTTCCCCTTAATTTGTCAGGCCCGAAAGCGAGGCCGCGCCGCCGCCCGCTGGCTCGTTGAATACCTCAAACACCTTTGATGCCGAATACTCATCGACGCTGATCTGGTTGTCCGCGTCCATCCCCATCGTGAGGGGGGTTTTTGCCTCCCTGGACGAGATCAGGACCGCGCCCTCGAAGCCGGGCGGAGCTTCGGCCATATTCGCGGGGGGCATCTGCCCGCCCTCGACGCGCAGGATGTCGGTTACTGTCACGGTTTTAGTCGCCGGGCCGTTGTACTGGTACTTTGCATAGGCATCCCCACTCCAGACAGGGACCAGGACCACGCCGGGATTGATCGCCACATCCGATGTATATCGGCGCTCAACGATCATCGACATCTTCGCCAGGGCCTGCGCGGTCATCGTCGCGCTGATGCGATTGTCATCCCACTCGAACGTCACGGCCTCCGCGACGATGGCGATGCCGCCCTTGATGTACTTCGCCAGGGTGTCCTTAGTCTGTGAGATTACCCAGGCCCGGATCGTGTCGGCCCATTCGCCTTTAAGATCCTGGGTCTTTTCCTTGTCGATCCATGCGGAGTACGAGATGTCGGCGATCACCAGGCGCAGGGGCTTATAACCTCCGACGACCGAATCCCCCGGCGCTTCGCGGCGGCGCGTGATGCGGAACTCCTGATCGACGATGTTTGTATTGTCGTTTGAAGATCCCGCCTGGCTGTAAATGATCTCCTTAAATATGCGGGTGAAATTGATGACACGGCCCATCCCGATCCCGCTTAAATCGGTGTCCTCTATCTCGCTGCGCGGCTCCTCGGTAAGCTCGAACTCTGCCCCGGAGTCGATGGCCGCCAGGACCGCGTTTGCGTAGGTGTCGATCTGCGCCTCGTACTGTGTACGCGCATCGACCTCCGCCGTGACTCCTGTATAAACGCCCGTGATGGTTACGGTGCGCCGCCTGGCCGGGGTATAGGAGATGTCCACAGTTGAGGAGCGCAGGCCCATCGCCCCGCTGTCGGTTCCGCGCAGGTCAGCGGGCAGGCCGACCTCGAAGCGGACCCGGTAGCTTCTCGACAGCGCGGAGTCGGTCGTCGGGTCGCCCGCCTTCGTGATGGTCGGCATGATGTCGAAGCCCGAAGCGGTCGAGGGGTCGAAGTCGTACTGGACCTGGCCCGCCATCGTTACTCTGAGGCGGTTGTACGGTGTCCGCAGCGCCTCCTCGACCGTGTCCACCTCGGTTGAAAAGGCCGCAGCGGTCGATGACACGATGACGAAGGAGAATTCCAGGCTGAACGAGTCCCAGGATCTCTCGATGCGGATCGGGCCATCCTTGGAGTTAATCTGGCGCGTCGAGGTCGTGATGTAACTCGCGGTCGCGTCCGATCCGATAGCAAATGCGGTCCCATTTTCCGCCGCGATCTTCGCCGGGGTGTCGTATTCAATTTTGAATTCTCGGGGTGATGCTGCCATTTTTTCTACTCGTTAAATACGTTCCCCATCATAGATCCGATGGACTTGCTCATATTTTCGATGCCCTCTTTGTACGCGAAGCGCCGCGCCCCGATCTGGGCCTTGTTGAAGTCGTACATCCCCTGGGTGAGTCGGGATGCAAACTTGGTATCAACGATCAGCGCATCCTGGCCCGCGCCGCCCAGCGAGATGCCGACCTTGCCGACCTGGTCGATGGTCTGCCCGATGGCCTGGACTGCGGCGTTTAGCCGGGTGATGTCGTCGGAAAATCCGCGCAGCTGTCCCTTGATTAGATCCATAGCCGCATCGGGGATAATGCCTCTGAGGGGGGCGAGTTCGCTTTCCAGTAGTCCCTCGCCGACCACGGGGCCAAGCTCCGCCGCTTGCACCAGGCCACGGGCCACGGGCGCGGCTGTTGCGCCCAGGAAAACGCCCAGCGGAAGCGCGATGGTTGCCTCCAGGCTGGCCCGCTTGATGCTGTTGATCGCCCCGGTGATCTTCTGGCCCATCGCTGAAAGCCCGGCGATGGCCCCCTTCTGTTCCTTTTTAATCGCGCCCTTCGCCTTTACCTCCTCTTTCTTCTGCTCCCCCTCGCGCTCCCTGGTGGCCATCTGCCCCTGCTGGCTCAATGTCTCGCGGAACTTTTGAAGCTCGGCCAGGGCGCGCCCTTCGTCAATCTCGATGGTGATCTTTGCGTCTTGGAGTTTCGTTACCATTAGGACACCACGATGCTAGTTGTTGCTTTTTCTGAAACCTTACGATCCAGGGCCGGGGCGCTGGAGATGTCATCGTAGGTTGCAAAAATTGAATAATTCCAGGTGCCAGCGCCCGGCGTGTCGGTGTCGGTCGCCGCCGTTCCGTTATAAATCGCCGTCCCGCCGTCGATGGCCGTGGGTGCAGCGGCCCCGGAGGTCGCGCCGCGCCTTACGATCACCTGGTAGAAGTCGAAACGCTCCGCCGGGTTCTTCCAGGTCAGCGTAACAGTCCCGCCCGACTCGGCGCTGGCGAACGACCGCGCCGGGGGGTAGGACCTGGACGAGGTGACAAGCGCCTCGAAGGTGTAATCACGGGCGCAGACGTACTCGTTATCCTGCTGGACCGACGAGGCGACCGCCGACGATGCGCGACTCTGTATGTTGATGCCGTTAGAGTTGCCCAGGTATTCGATGGTTGCCAGAAGCTCCTCCTGGACCTCCAGAAGCCCGCGCCCCTTGCTGGAGGTGTAGGGGTTCGTCCCCGTGGGATTCGCGCCCATCAGCGGGTTCTCGCCGACCGCGTCCCCTGGGACCGACACCGCGAGGCGGACCCCGACCTCCTGGCGCAACAGGCCGGGTAGCTCGTTCATCGTCGGGTCAATCTGGCTGCCCAGGACGTAGATCATCGCAAACGGGGTCCGCCGGTTGCCCAGCGCGTCCTCGTCGATAGGGCCAGCCGTGGCAAACACAGACGAGGAGGCGAAAACGATGTTCCCGCTGTCGCCTTCCCACTCCCTCGCCTGGAGGAGGTCTTTTAGCTGTTTGCACAGTTGCCAGGTATTCACGCTGTCGCCTCCTGTAAGCCGATGCGGTTCGCCGCCTTCATTATCGCAGCATCGAGCGCCGCGTCCACCGCGAGGTCGTGCAGGATCTCCTCGACCGTCGAGAAGATCGTCCGCGCCTGCATGTCTGCGCGCTGGATGCCCAGCTTCATCCCGGCCAGGGCCGCCTTCTGTTTGTCCTGCGGCCCCATCTTGTGCCACTCCTCGAAGGTCAGGGAGCCGCCCGCCAGCAGGAACTCGCCGAAATCGTCTTGTTGCAGGTCCATCACAGGCTCAGATCCTCCCGCAATCCCCAGGCGTAGGTCCGATAGGTCGAATCTGGCGCGGCGTGGAACGCGACCCCGATCTCCAGGTCCGCCGTCAATGTAAGCTGAATCTCTGCGGCCTCCTGCACCAGGGGCATCGCGTTGTAGAAGATCAAGAACGGCTGATGGTCCTCCGCATCGGGGCAGAACATCAGCGCGAACGAGTCGGCGCTGGCGTACTTGCCGGGCGACCCATCGGAGTTCGACACGGCCCCGGCGGTGCTGGCGACCTTGCCCGCGACGACCTGCTCCCCGGAACTGCTCCCGGCGGTCGAGTTCTGCGGGCTGAAGATCAGCGGCAACAGGTCGCCATCGTAGGATCTGAGCGTGGCCATCAAGATCCCGGCCGATGCCGTGGTCAGGACTTCGGTAATCACATTCCCGAACTCTTCGCCGGGCAATGGGGCGGACTTCACGCCAGGCAGGAAGCGCGCCGCGCCGATGATGCCCAGGGCGGTGCCGCCGTAGGGGTAGGCCGCCGTGAGGTCCGATGGGTCTTTCACAAAGCGACCCTTGAGGCGCATAATATTTTCAGGTGTTGGGACTGCCATCGGCTCCTCCATCAAAGTATTTAGACAGGATGCGGGGTATCTCGACCTGCATCTCGTCTGTAACGCCCAGAAATGGCCGCTTCTGCACTTCGGTCGTCAATACGCTACCATCCCTCACAAGTCGCGCCCGGAGCGCGTGGAGGCCGTCCAGTCGCTCCTCGTTGGTTTCCTTGTCGATCTGCTTGTCGAGCTTGTCGATGGCGCTGTCGGGGATGTCCTGGGTGCTTTTGAGTCCCCATTGGTGCTTTGCCGCGTACTTTGCAGGGTCGCCAGTCGGCCCGACCCTCACGCTTACCTTGTCCATTACCTGAAAATTGATGGACTTCATCAGGCTCGATGTATCGCTCCGCAGGGCCGGGCGGTCGTTGAATCGGCGATCCTGCACCCTGGGGCCGTTGGTCAGGTCTTGCAGCGCCCCCGCGTAATTGATTTTAGACGGGGATGGGATGCCGCCGTAGCGTGGCGGCCAGATCCAGGTCCCAAACTCCTGATCTATAAACGCCCGGCGACTCTCGACCATCATCTCTGTCCCGATCTCTTTTAATACAGGCTCCAGGTTCTTGATTTTTGCAATCATCTCATCGACCGGGAAAAGCTCAACGAAGTTGATGCCCTCCTGCATCTCGCCGAATCCTGGGACGGGTCGAGAAGGCGGCGGCATCTGGCTATTCTCCGATGGAGGTGGCCCCGTGAGGCGCATCAGGGTTCACGCCGTCGAAGCGCGGGGAGTCGAAGATCGGGCGGACGGGGTTCCCGCGTTCAGGCGTGGGGATGACCTTCGATGTGGTCCCTGGCAGTATTCGAGAGCGCAGGGACCGCAGGCGCTCGATGTATCGGTCGTAGCGTTCGCGGGTTGTCTTTTCGCCGCGCCCTGTACGCTCCAGGAGGTGAACGATGACACCTTCCACGCCGATGACGATGTGGGTTGTGTCTCCTGCGGCTCCCTGGTATTCAAGGCCCACCTCGACGGCGAAGTCGGCCTTGGTGTCCGCCACAGCCGCATCCATGCGGTCGGTGTCCTCGGTCGTCGCGCTGGCATCGTCGGGCTGCGTCAGGTTGACCAGGTATTGGGTCGAGTATCTCGCCCTGACTTCCGCGTCTAGTGCTGCCATTTAATTAACTCGGATCTGCCCAGGTTGGGGAACCGGACGATGGAAGGTATCGCCCGAAGGCTTCATACATCCACAGGTTGACAAGGCCCGCCGTTGTCGGGTTACAGGCCACGTTCCACTTGAATTCATCATCGATCAGGAACGGGGTCGCGTCCCCTACTACGGAATAATATTGTCCCGTGTTCCAGCGCGTCATCGGCGCTATCGTTACATCGTCAACCAGGACCGACCCGGAAAAGCTGCCCAGGGTCTGGAGCGAGAAAACCGCATCATTCTTATCGAACGACCGCAGCCAGGAACTGGCGGTCAATGCGATCTGTGCCACGTTCCAGCCACTCGCCACGCCGTCAAGCGTGATGGTCTTGGTGCTGTTCCCGATTGTGATCTTGAGGTCGCCAACACTTACGTTCCCCTCCGTATTGTATGCAACCTGGACGAGGTAGGGCTGATCGGTTGTAAAGGTCGTTCCCAGGTCGGAGAAGGTCTGCGTTACCGTGTCCGCCGCTTTGAATTTCAAGCTGTAAGGCGTGGACCCCTCGCCGCTGAAGCTCCTGTAAACGGTCGTGTCCATCTCCAGGTTGGCGATGTCACTGGTCACGGCCCAGCCTGTGATGGCGGTCGGTGTTCCCGCTGTCCCTGCAAAGTCGGTAAACGATGGGTTATCAATAAACGCCGTGGAGTCCGCCGCGCTCACGGCCTTGATGGTCTGGACGCGCCCGCTGCCTTCGTGCGCCAGGTTGTCGATGGCTGCGGCCCCGCCTTGGAACTCGAAAAGCTCCTCCTGGATGGGGCTGCCGCTGTTGCGATCAGACACACAGATGGCCTTGATGTCCTCATCGTCGGGGACACTCTCGATGGCGTAACCGTCCGCATCGACTGTAACCTGTAAGATGGTCCCGCCTCCCACATTGGACCCGCCCGGCGATGCGCCGGGATCGCCGAAGGTCACATCCCGCGAGACGACCGACTCGCTGTCATCGTTCATAAACCGCGCCAGCCGGGTAATGATCGCCTGCGGGTCCGTGAACGCCCAGGGGGTTTTATCAGGCGCTGGCCCCGTGTCGGCGAGCTTCGCATACTCCAGCAGGCCGGGGGTCAGGATCGCCGCAGATGTTCCCAGGGCCGACGACAGGATGGCGCGGGTAGACGCGACCGCGTCCTCGATCTGCGGGGAATAGCCGAAAGCATCCTGTATATCGCCGCGCAGCGTTTCGGTGTCGGCGTTCCAGGTGTTGTCAGCGAACAGATTCTGGAGTAGCCCCACCTGTGAGGAGATGAGCGTCTGGACCTGGTCCTGGGTCGGCATGGTTCAATTTTTCTCTATTCGGGTTTCATCGGTTCCGCCAGTTCCGGGTAAAGGTCAAGACAGGATGGCTCTTTCTCCGGTTCGCGCTGGCCGGGTACTGCGTCATCCAGCGGGACGATGACGACATACGCCGCCAGGGGTTCGGTGTCCTCTATTCTCACGTTGGCGGACATCCCGCCGGTTTCCTCGAAGCTGTAGACGTAGGCGCGGCGAACGCTGCCATCTTCTTTTTTAAACCAGCGCACCCGGCGATAACTCAGGGCGCGCAGGACGGCCCTCAGCCTGTCGGCGTTCAAGTCCTTGTAGTCGCCCTTGAGCTTGCCGCCCAGGGTTAGCCAGTTGTCGCCGCCGTCATCGACGCTTTCAATCTGCGCGGTATTTACAGGGACCGACACGCCCGCCAGGGTTACGGCCAGGCAGGGCGGATCACTCATCCCGTTATTCTTGATGCCGATGAAAAATCGCTTTTCACCATCAAAGCTGATCGCCTCGACGGTCTGCGCCTTTTTCGTTTTTGTTACCGATTCCGCAGCGGCGGGAGTCTCCACGGACTCCGCCGCCTTCTTGGTGGCCTTCGCCATCTCATTCCCCTTTATAAAAAGTTAGATTAAAAAATTCACAAACCCTTTATACATTTAGGTTTATGGTCTGGTAGGGAAGGTTAGGCGAGACACCGGAGCGCATCCAGAATCTGACCGATTCCACCCCAGAATCCCTGGCGATGTCGGAGTTGTCCATCGTCGCGACCTGTTCGCGCAGCGGCTCCCGAAGCTGGGAGAAGATCGCCTTGATGGGCGAGTTTTGCAGGAACAGATAAGAGTTGTTATCACTGATGCGCTGCGTACTCCACAGGGTCGGGACTTGGTTTGAGTCCTGGATCAGGTTAGACACCCCGGCGATGTTGGCTGAACTCGGATCAGTTCCGACATCTGCAATCCCCGCGACCTGGTTCTGGATGAACGCTTCGCGGAAAACCTGCTCATTCGCTGCGCCGTAAATCAGGATCTTGGGGCCGTCGATGACAGCCTCATCGTGCAGGGGCTGCCCCTGCGTGTCCTGCATGTTGCGGAACTGCCCCAGGGCCGTCCAGTAGGCCGTCCTGCACTCGATGCCGCTGGTTACGTTCCCGGTGACGATGTTTCCGCCCGACACGCCGAAACGTGCGCCGCCCGGCCCATCGGTCGCGCTGTACAGCGCCACGCCGTCCGGGGCGTTGGGGGTAGCGGATGGGAGGAGGTCGGTGTCGGTCGTTCCGGTTAAGACCTGGAAAAAGAGCCTCTCATTTAATTGTGCCGCGTTTTGGCCAATCTGGCGCGCCGTCAGCAGCAGGCTCGATAGCTGATCATCGGCCAAATCGCTGGCGTTCCAGCTCACCGATTGCGCCCACCTGTGATTCAGGCAGGTATAGCGCACGCCCTTGAAAGTACCCATCTCCATATTTTGACCCACTGGCCATCTATTCAAAAATGGGGGCGTGGTCATATACGCGTAGATTTCTTCTCGACGGGTCGAGGGGTAATCAATTTCCATACAACCGCCCAGGCGGTTCTTGGATACCTCATACTGTTGTTTGTATGTTCCCAGGGCTTGCGCGAGTATGCCCGCTGCAAAGGTCGCCCCGGCTAAAACTGGCTGTCCTGCCATCGTTTATCTCCTCACTAAAAGATTAATTATTGAATTGGTCAAGGCTTAGAGGCCCGTCCGGTTCCTCATGCTGTAAGCCTCGTTCGGCGTGAACAGGCAACAGTCGAAGGTATCATCGGAATCGGAAAGCAGCTTCATCAGGGTTCCGACTGGATCGACGGCCCCTGTATTCGTGATCGTGATGTCCGCCGGGTTGTCGTCCGGGCTGAACACTGGCAGGCCGACAGATGCGATGCTGATCGCGGTTCCGTCTGTCAGTCCCTTGAGCCACATCCCGGAAGTGTCCACCGGGCAAGTCTCGGTTCCATCGCCAACGATGGCATAGTCGAGGACATCCGAATCGGTATCAAAGACCGTTATGATTGCCAGGCCCAGGAAGGCGATCTCGGCGGTAGTTCCATCGCCTGTTCCCCAGGGGACAAGGTAGCCGGGTGTAATTCCAACGCCCAGGCCGACGAGCGCGCCGCTATAAATGGTATCACCCGACACCACGACATGCTCTTGCAGGCCACGGCTCCGACTGGTGATAGTTGTTGATGCTCCTAATGCAGCCATTTTTTAAACCTCTCTCAGTTTTCGGTGTTGGTTTCGTTGGTCAAAATGTCGATGAAGTTGGCGGGATCGTCAACGCCATCCGCAAATCGGACACCCTTATCCTGCAAGCTCTTGAAGGTTCGCAGGTGCTTCCGGGCGTTGGTCAGCGATGCCTCGCCCTTCTGGGCGAACTTCGCCAGCGCCTCGTCGCCCTGGCCGATGCTGATGGACTGCTCGAAGTCGTCGAGCGTTGCGAGATCCTCATCCCGGCTGGCGGTCGCCTTGAAGGTGGAGACAAACTGATCCAGGAGCTTCTTGTAATTGCCCCCGGCGGTCTGCGCCATCTTCGTCATCGTGTCGCCCAGGCTGTCGGGGAGGTTGTACCCGGACAGCTTGCCCAGGCTCTTTTCTACATAGGATGACAGCGCCTGGCGCTGGCGACCCTTGCGCTGGTTGGACTCGATCCCCGACACGCGGCCCGAAAGCTCGGAAAGCATGGCGGCCATCTTGCCCTCGCTGGCGGCAATGTCTACGGGGACATCCTCGTTCCGCTTGTCGCGGACCTCGGTATCCTCGATTATCTCTTCCTCCTCATCGTCCAGGCGCTTCATCAGTTCGCGCATTAGCCCGGCGACTTCTGCCAGGGTCGCGCCCTCGTCCTCGTCAACATCGACATCGACATCGACATCCTCATCGTTGAGGTCCAGATCCTCCTCGATCTCGATCTCTTCTTTAATTTTTTCTTCTGCCATTCTTCGGGCCTCGCTAAAGTTAAACAGGATTGATCCGCCGGCCCCGGACTCGCACAGGGC